AGAGGTAAATATGTACAGATATAAAGTTTCAGTAACCCGCGTTGTCGATGGTGACACCGTTGATGTTGATATCGATTTAGGTTTCGGTATGACATACAAAAAACAAAGAGTCAGAATGAAAGGTATCGACACACCAGAGTCAAGAACTAGAGATTTAGAAGAAAAGAAATTCGGACTAGCTTCAAAAGAATTTTTAAAAGAACAATTAAAAGATCAAGAAATAGAATTAGTATCTCATGACAAAGGTAAGTTCGGTAGAATACTTGGAGAACTATTTGTTGGAAGTAGTACTTACAGTATCAATAGAATAATGATTGATAATCATCATGCAGTACCATACGATGGTCAGTCAAAAGAAGATATCGAAGCAAATCATTTAAAGAATCGTACGCACTTGACAGAATCAGGTTTGGTAGTATAATAGTAATATGACTGAAATTAGTTGGTTGTTCTTATCGTTTCATCTAGTAACTTGGGTGATGTTAATATTAATATTCATTGAGTTGCAGTCATGGAAAAGAGAAATTAGAGAACATATCGATTACGATAATAGTTTGAAAGCTCTCAGGAGAAGAACAAGAAATAAATAATGAGGATAATATAGTATGAGTTATTTGAAAAACTTAATTAAAACAACGGGTAATGAGTTTGCTTCTATTGTAGAAGAAGGTGTACAAGCAGCTGATGTTAGTGGATACATTGACACAGGTTCTTATATATTTAATGCTCTTTTATCAGGTTCAATATATGATGGGTTACCTAATAATAAGATCACAGCACTAGCAGGTGAATCAGCAACAGGTAAAACATTCTTCGCACTTGGAATGTGTAAACAATTCTTAAATGATAATCCAGATTCAGCGGTTATCTATTTTGAATCAGAAAGTGCAATCACGAAAGACATGATCGAAGAAAGAGGTATCGATTCCTCTAGAATCGTTATTGTTCCTGTAACAACAGTTCAAGAATTTAGAACTCAATCTATAAAAATTCTAGATCAATATATCAAAGATAAAACAGAAATGAAAATGTTATTTGTTTTAGATTCACTTGGTATGTTATCAACAACTAAAGAGATTGAAGATACAGCTGCAGGTGCAGAGACTAGAGATATGACAAGAGCACAATTAGTCAAAGCAGCTTTCAGAGTTCTAACTCTTAAACTTGGTAAAGCAGGAGTACCATTAATCGTAACAAATCACACTTATGATGAAATGGGTTTATTCGCTAAGAAAGTTATGGGTGGTGGTAGTGGTCTTAAATACGCTGCATCATCAATTATCTTTTTATCAAAGAAAAAAGAGAAAGACGGAAAAGATGTTATCGGTAATATTATTCATTGTAAGAATGAGAAGTCTAGACTTACAATAGAAAATAAAATGGTAGATGTTATACTAAAATATGATTCAGGTTTAGATAGACATTATGGTCTATTAGACTTAGCAGTGAAGTATGGTATCTTCAAACAATCATCTACACGAATTGAGTTACCTGATGGTACAACACAATTTGGTAAAACAATTAACAACAATCCAGAGAAGTATTTCACACCAGAAGTACTTGATCAAATTAACGAAGTAGCGAAACAAGAATTTTTATATGGCAACGCGATTAGAACAGACGATTCTCAAGAATCTGATACAGAATGAAGAATTTACTAGAAAGACTTTACCTTACATAAAATCAGAATTTTTTTCTGAAAGGGACGAAGAATTTTTATTCAAACAAATTCGTGAGTACTTTCTAAAGTATCAAACTTCACCAACACCAGAAGCACTTATCATTGACATTGATGAAAAAGATGATGTTGATCAACAACTATTGTCTGATACAATGGTGTTAATCAGAGATATCAAAGAAGATAATTCTGAAACACCTGATGAATGGTTGATCGATTCTACAGAGAAATGGTGTAAAGACAGAGCAGTTTACAATGGTGTAATGAATTCTATTGCAATCATTCAAGATAAACAAGGACATCAAGGTGAGATACCTGATATTCTAAGAGAAGCTTTGTCTGTATCTTTCGATTCAAATATTGGTCATGACTTTATAGAAGATTGGGATTCTAGATATGACTTCATGCACAGAGAAGAAGAAAGAATACCATTTGATTTAGAACTTATGAATAAGATCAGTAAAGGTGGTCTTCCAAATAAGACATTGAATATTGTCATGGCAGGTACGGGTGTTGGTAAATCATTATTCATGTGTCATTGTGCATCATCATCTTTGATTCAAGGTAAGAATGTATTATACATTACTATGGAAATGGCAGAAGAAAAGATCGCTGAAAGAATTGATGCGAATCTACTTGATATATCTTTGAATGAATTACAAGACTTACCAAAGTTGATGTATGAGAAAAAGATCACTAGAATTAGAGAGAAGACAAAAGGTAAATTGATCATTAAAGAATATCCAACAGCAACAGCACATAGTGGTCACATTAGACATCTACTTCAAGAATTAGATTTAAAAAGAGATTTCAAACCAGACATTATATTCATTGACTATTTGAATATCTGTAGTTCATTCAGAGTAAGACCTGGTAGTAATGTGAATACTTATTCATATATTAAGTCTATTGCAGAAGAACTTAGAGGACTAGCAGTTGAATTTGATGTACCAATTATGTCTGCAACACAAACTAATAGAACAGGTTTTGTATCTACAGATGTAGGTCTTGAAGATACTTCTGAATCATTTGGTTTACCAGCAACTGCAGACTTTATGTTTGCTTTGATATCTACAGAAGAAATGCAAGAACTTGATCAAGTAATGGTCAAACAGTTAAAGAATCGATATAATGATCCGACTTATCATAAGAGGTTTGTATTGGGTGTTGATAGGGCAAAAATGAGATTGTATGATTGTGAACAATCAGCACAAGATGAATTAGTTGATATAGGTCCTGTTATGGATAATACATCAACAGGTAAAAGAATATCTTCTGAAAATACAAAAGATTTAAATTTTGATTAGTATGTGGGAATTTAGACATTTAAAGATGCCAGACTTGATACCGCAGGTACCTTTTTTGTATAATAATAGTATGAAAAAAGATATGAAAATAAGACAAATATTCTTAGATATGGACGGTGTTTTAGCTGATTTTGAGTCTAAAATAGCAGAAATGTTAGGTGAAAAGGTTTGGAATAACGATGCTGGTCATAAAGTGTATGACGAACATAAGAGAGAATTGACTTCTAAGCATATGTTTAGAAAGATGGATCCTCTTCCAGATGCTTGGAAATTGACTGATTGGTGTCTAAATTCTGGTATTCATACTGAAATATTAACTGCAGCAGGTACTGTTAACAGAGAACTTGTTGTAAGAGATAAGATCGAATGGATAAGAGAACATATAAATCCTTATTGGACAGTTATACCTACATTCAAAGGTAGTCAGAAAGCAGCTTTCGCTCATAAGAAAGCAGTATTGATTGACGACAGAGATAAAAATATCGATTGTTGGGTAGAAGCAGGTGGTATAGGAATACTACATACTACTGCAGACGATACAATCAGACAGTTAAATGAAATCATCAACTCAGACTAAAACAATTAAAGACAAGGGGATTATTAAAGGTAAACCTCTTGTCGATTTATTGGTAGAGAAAACTGAAATAAAAAAAGAACTCATTCAGTTGAAAAAGACACATCAAAACGAGGATAGACAACTAGAATTGATCGACCAGATCACAAAGATCGAAAAGTTCCTCAGTAAGCACAGAATTCAAAAATAGTATTAACATAAATACTGTTTATGAAATCATTTGCAGAAATAATCCAAGAAGAATCAAAAGAAAGTAAGTTAGACAAACTAGGTCATAGTGTAAAGCTATCAGCTGATAGATTAAAACAACTTAAAAAAGATTATTCAGAATTCAAACATATCAATCTAGAAGATTGGCAACAATATCCTTTTCCTAAAAATTCATCTGAAAAGACTAAGAAAGAAATACAACATCTTATTTCTCTTGGTCAGTTTAGAACTCAATGGGAAGATGAAATGGTTGAATATGACATCAAAGTTATTAGACCATTCAAAGAATACTTAGATGAATATGGTATTGAAGTAGATTTCACACGAATAAAATCATTACGAGATCAATCGAATCCTATTATACTAGCACTCAAAAGACATTACAATAGACCTAGACCAAAAGCATTAGCAAAAGAGTTAGGTCTACCATTAAATACATTCCCACTTAAAACAGCAGGTACACCTTCATATCCTTCGGGACATGCTACTCAAGGTAGATTAGTATCATTATTAGTTGCTGATGAAGCACCATTAGAACATAGAAAGAACATTCTAGATATAGGTAAAAGGATTGGTCATAGTAGACAAATAGCAGGTGCTCATTATCCTACTGATACAGAATTTGGTATCAGATTAGCTGATCATCTATATGATCTATCTAAAAAAGGTATGGAACCTGATCTAAAATTAGAATCATTCGAACTCAAAGAAGAAGATGTATTCATATCAATTAATGATACATTACCAAAGTCACCTACAGCCAGAACACAAATTTATGAGGGTTGTGCAATTGTTGAAGGTATGGGTAAAGGGTTGTCGATACTATCACATCAAGAATTTTCACCAATATGTAAATCTTGGATAGAAGAATTTACATCTAATGTTGATAATGGTGAGAAAATAATGTTAGACTACTGTAAAGAATTAGGTGGTTCAATGAGACAACTAGGATCTTTTAAAGATTTTATTCATAATAGTGTTGGTGATTATTATGATAACGCACCTGAAATATTTGAAGTACCAAATCCAGATAAAGTAAATACTGCAGATGCTGTGATGATATCAAAAGGTACTAGATCAGATTTATTCAGAATAATGAAAGAAATGAAAGGTCTAGATTTACAAGCACAACATAGAAGAATAAAAACAGATACTAAAAGTAAAATAACTTTATTAGATTCTAATGATAAATCGGTTGTAGAATTTTATCAAGTATCATTAAAAAAAGATGCTAAAGTCGGAGCAGCTAGAATTGGTAAAGTCGGTATGTTTGCTAATGCTAGATTTATGACAGGTATAGCTGGTAATATGCCTACTAAAATTCAAACAATTCAACAGAATCATTTAGAATGGGATACTGAAGCTGAACTTATTTCAGAAGGTATAAGTGATATATTTAATAAAGGAACTGCTGTTCTAGCTAAGTTGGGTGCTAAAGTATCTAAAGGTGTAGACTTTTTATACAAGAAAATAAAAGGTGTTTTCTCAAAACTTGCTAAGTCAGCAAATCAAGCAGCAAAATCATTTACTGATAAACAAGTTAAATCAAATAAAATTGGTAAATCTGCTAATTCAATAGTCAAAGAATTACAATCACAAGGTGGTGTCATAACAGAAGGTACTAGAACTATTAAAGCTAATAAACCTTTAGTTAGAGAAATCAAAGCATTTAATAAAGCTATGACAGGTGATCCAATCAATAAACTACATCAAGAAAACAAAAAACTCATTAAAAAACTAAACTCTCAATTTGCTGTAAAAGATAGACCAATAGAACCTATAGTTGTGATTGAGGGTGGTGATGTCAAAATATCATCAAGTGATCTTAAAAAATTAAGAGAACTAGATTCTGTAAAAGAAGGTGATGAAGTTGTATTAGGTTTAGGCACATCAATGGATACTGTATTCAAATTGACTTCTAATTGGTCTGGTATGAATTATATCAAAGGTATATTAAAATATGTAGAAAGTAAAATGAGTAGTTATGAAAATTTATCTACATCATTGTTTGCATTAGCAGCTGAATTTGAAGGTGAAGCAAGATTCGGTAACACAGCTTTACCTCTAGTAATTGTGTATGGTGGTAACAAACTAAAACACATGGGTACAAGAGATGATTTTGAAAAGAAAAAAGTAGAAGACTTAGCAAAGATCGGTAAAGAGTATAATGATTTTCCTGTATTAGTCATTAAGATAATGAAAGTATCAGGTAAAGAGTATAATAGTATCAATGTATTATTAGTCGAAAGTCTAGATGGTATGCCACCTGAACCACAATGGAATGTTGTAGGTATTGCTACAAGTTCTGGATCGGGTTTCGCTACCAAGTTTGAAATAAATACTACAACTAAGAATTGGAAAGGTTCATTGAAGTAATGGAATATCTAACAGAAGCAGCAGGTAAAAATTTACATTTAGAACATCTAGAAGATGAAATTCTAAATTTTGGTATTGCTGGTGGTCGAAGTGCAATAGAGTTTCTTCAATCATTAAGAGATATGTTTGCTGGTGGTGGTAAATCTAAACTAAATGTTACAGTCAAGTGGGACGGAGCTCCAGCAGTGTTTGCTGGTCCTCATCCTGAGACAGGTAAATTCTTTGTAGCTAAGAAAGCTTTGTTTAGAAAAACTCAAGATCCACAACCTTATTATCATACATACGAAGATATCGATGCAGATACTGATGGTGAGTTAAACAAAAAGATGAAAGTCTGTTTAGATGAATTCAGTAAATTGGGTATGAAAGAAATACTTCAAGGTGATTTAATGTTTACAGACGATTTATCAACAATGACAATCGATGGTGTTAAACACATTACATTTCAACCAAATACTATTTTGTATGCTGTACCATCTGATTCAGAGATTGGTAGACAAATAAAAAAAGCTAAAGTGGGTATTGTATGGCATACAACATATAAAGGTAATACAATACAAGATTTAAAAGCATCGTTTGGAGCTAAGTTACCGGGTTCATCATCTACTGTATGGCAAGATGATGCAACATATAGAGATGTAACAGGAGCAGCTACATTTACAGCAAAAGATACTGTAAAAGTTACAAAATTATTGTCAGGTGCAGGTAAACAATTTCATAGAATAAACTCAGGTAAATTCAATAAGTTTTTAAAATGGCAAGATAGTTTAGGTACATCAGCTGCTGGAGCTGGGTTCAAAACTTATCTAAATACATATACAAGAGAAGGAAAAAAATTACCGAAAGGTAAAGATGCTGTAAAAGGATATCTAGTTCACTTTCAAAATTGGTGGAAGAAGAACAAATCAGATAGTCCTGTACAACAATCTAAGTTAAGAGAACATATAAGAGTGATCAATAGTTCACTTAAAACATTAGAACAAGTCGTAGATTTTATGAGATTTTTGATTGAAGCAAAGTTAATGATTGTTAAGAAAATGGACCAAGCAAAGGGTCTAGCAAAGACATTCGTTAAAGTTGATAATGGACTTAAAGTAGTAGCACCAGAAGGTTATGTTGCTATTGACAGAACAGGTGAAGCTGTTAAAATTGTAGACAAAATGGAATTCAGTTTTAATAACTTTACTGTAGCTAAAAACTGGGACAAGTAATGAAAGAGAGAAAACAACCACAAGACCCACAAGTAAAAGACGAACCTGGGACACAACCTAAAAAGTATTACAAAGGATTGAGTAAGAAAGAAAAAGAAGCTAGAGCAAAACACTTTGCTAAAGGTAGTACTAAACCTGCTCCTGGTGATGATGATGCTAAGACTAAACCAAGTAAACATACTTTGAAGTTTAAAAAGATGTTTGGTGAAAGTAATCCAGACAAAGCATTATCAAATAAAGCTAAGAAGTCAGGTATGCCATTGGGTGTATTAAAACAAGTATATAAAAGAGGTGTCAAAGCATGGCAAACAGGACATAGACCAGGAACTACAGCTGTCCAATGGGGATTGGCTAGAGTAAATTCTTTTATTACAAAAGGTAAAGGTACTTGGGGTAAAGCCGATAGTGACTTAGCAGCTAAAGTCAGAGGAGAAGCTGTATCACCAGCACAACAAGCAGCAATAGCTATTGCTAAAAAGAAATCTGGTAAGTATGATAAAGACGGTAAAAGAAAAGCTGAAAGTCTTTGGGATAATATCAGAAAGAAAAGAGAAAGAATTAAAAGAGGTTCTGGTGAGAAAATGAATCCAAAAGGTGCAGTATCACAAAAAGCTTTTGACAAAGCAGTAGCGTTTAGTGACAGTCCAAAAGCTGATGCAGCTAGAAGAAGAAAGAACAAAATGAAAGGAAAAGCTAAAAAATGAAATCATTTCTAGAACATATAGATTACGGTAAATTTGAAGGTAAGTATGTACCTTTAGAAAGACCTATGATTGAAGTTACAGAAGATGATAACAAAGAAATCAACAAACCAAAAAGAGGTGGTGCTAAGAAATTTTATGTCTATGTAAAAGATGGAGACAAAGTAAAAAAAGTATCATTCGGTGCTAAAGATGGTGGGTCTAATTTGTCAGTAAAATTAAAAGACCCAGCACGAAGAAAAGCTTTTGCCGACAGACATAATTGTGATACAGCAAACGATAAAACAACACCAAGATATTGGAGTTGTAGATTACCATACTATGCAAAAGATTTGGGGTTAACTGGTGGTGGAAATTTCTTCTGGTAAACCATATGTTGATGAGGGTGAGATAAGAACATTCTCAAAAGATGTTGCAGATCAAGAGTTGATTTGGCATCGTGATTTAGAACATAGAAAAGTAACAGTATTAGAAGGTGAGGGTTGGCAATTTCAGTTTAATGGTAATTTACCTTTTGAACTGAAAAATGATTATAAATTTGAGATACCAATGGGTATGTATCATAGAATAATTAGAGGTAAAACAGATTTAGTCTTACGAATAGAAAGATCATGAAAAAATTTAAAGACATAACAGAAGCTAGAAGTAAAGGAGTAACATTTACTTTTGGTCGTTTTAATCCACCGACAGTTGGACACATGAAACTTGCAAAGAAAATGAAATCAGTTTCATCAGGTGATGATGTAATGATATTCACATCACATACTACAGACAAGAAAAAGAATCCTTTGACAAATAGTCAGATTCGTAAGTTTATGAATCCAATGTTACCAAGAGGTGTAGAAGTTGCTAAGTCAGATTCAAAAACAGTATTTGATGTAGTATCGGATTTACATGATAAAGGATATACAAGTGTTAAAATGGTTGTCGGTTCAGATAGAATTAGAGAATTTGATTCATTACTTAAAAAGTATAACGGTGTCAAAGCTAGACATGGTTACTATAAATTTGATAAAATTGATGTAGTATCAGCAGGTGAAAGAGATCCTGATGCTGCTGGTGATGTTGGTATGTCTGCATCTAAAATGAGACAGTTTGTTTCATTAGGTCAAGAACAAGAATTTATTGATGCACTACCAAAAAACTATAGACTCGGTAAACAATTATACAAAGCTGTACAAAAAGGTATGGGTATAAGAGAAGATTTTGAAGACTTTATGTATGAAGTCTATAATGGAGAATGGGGTACAGATAAAGGTAGAGAGTATGCTCAGAAAGCTACACCAGGTCAAAATGTCGTATCTTATGTGAAAAAAATAAAAGAAGCTGAAGACTTACCAAAAGAAGTTTTATTGTACAAAGAAAAAATGTACAAAGAATTAAAAAAAGAAAGAGATGATTTTGTTAAACGATATGGTGACAAAGCAGATGAAATCATGCATGGAGTAGCTATGAATATGGCTAAAAAGAAATATGGAATCGATTCTTAATTATAAAGAAGAAGACTTAGTATTAGATTTAGATGAAGGTGTCAATGACCCTGGTATCTTCAAAGCAGTTGTATTAGCTGGAGGTCCTGGTAGTGGTAAATCTTATGTTGCTAAAAAACTAGGTCTAAAGACATTAGGATTACTGGTAGTAAACTCAGATAGTTTCTTTGAACTGTTAATGAAAAAGAAAGGTCTTTCATTAAAGATGCCTTCTAATGAAACAGAAGAAAGAGAAGCAGCTAGAATGGCAGCTAAGGCTTTGACTAGTAGAAGATTAAGTACATTAATTGATGGTAGAATGGGTATTATTATTGATTCAACATCTGGTGATCAAGCTAAGACAGCTAAAATTATAAAAAGATTACAGACAGTAGGATATGATGTTAAAGTAATATTCATAGAAACAAATTTAGAAGTAGCTCTCATGAGAAATAATGAAAGAGCTAGAACGATACCACCAAGGATAGTTGAAGTCTCTTGGAAAGCAGCTCAGAAAGTTAAATCAACTCTCAGAAAATTAGTAGGTAATAGAGATTATCATGAGATAGAAAACAATGGCGGTAATATAGATATTTCTGTAGCAGGTAAATTAACAGTATGGTCAAGAAAATTAAATTCATCAGCTTTAGAATGGATTGAATCTATAAAAAGAGGTATGGATTCAAGTGTAAATGAAGACATAAATATTAGTATAATGGACTCATTTAAAGAATTTATAGAAATGCAAGAGGCATTAACAATGCAACAAAGACTTGCTAGAGGTCGTGTAGCTAAAAGAACAGCTAAGAAAAGAGCTAGAGCAGCTGCTAAGAAAAAAATGAGAATGAAAGGACCTGATGATATGTTGAAAAAAGCTGGTATGATGGCCAGAAATAAATTAGCTATGAAATTATCAGGTGGTATTCCATTGAGTCAGTTAACAATATCACAAAAAGTTCAACTTGGTAAAAAATTAGACAAGAAGAAAGCAGCAATAGCTAAGTTGACAAAGAAACTTCTACCCAAAGCAAAGAAAGCTGAGAGAGATAGAATAGGTGCAATCAGATCAGGTAATAATAAATGACAATACCAACAAGTAACATAGGTTTCAGTACAATAGCTACAGAAGTAGGATTAGCTAATAGTAATTTAAGTCTTTCAGATTTATGTAGAAAACAAATAATACTAGACCCAGCGAACAGTAGACAGACATATACATTGACTGATAATTTAACTCTAACTACAGCTGATGCTACTGTTGCTGATAATATGAACTTAGCATCAGGACCTGATGAAGTAAGTGAATTTAAATCTTTCGGACAAGACGGTATTCAATTTAGTTCGGCAAGTAGTCTTAGATATACAGAAGTTGAATCATATCAACATCAAACAAGTGTTTCAGGTGCTTGTCAAGTACCTTTGTTAACTTCAGTTAGAGTTTGGGTTCAGAGAAGTGGTAATGACCTTGTATTCTATGCTGACGAAGGTTCACATGGAAGTATAAATTATCATTACAGAGAAGGCACTTCTGTTAGTGGTACTCAAGAATTAGCTAGACTAGCTGGTGTAGGTACAGGTGCTACTGCTGTTTCACAAAATATTACATCTATATACAGTATTGGTGCAGGTGGTATCACTGGTGCTGTAGCATTTAACACTACAGGATTATCTGGTACATCTGGTAACACATCAAGTACGAGTACAAAAATTGGATATAATTATTATGGTAGTTTTATGGGTGAGTGTATACCAAATGGTGCTGATCTTGTAAAAGTGTGGCGTCATGGGTTTAATATTACACCTGTAGGTAAGAGAGTTAGAACAATTAATTTTTATACAGCCATTAAATCTCTTATGACTACTAATATAAATGAGTGTTGTTAAGGATAATATATGTTAATAATAAGACATAAAGAAACAATTTTAAGAAACGCTATGGATGAAGCGTACGCTATAGACATAGATATTGAATGTTACAAAGAACCAATAGCTATGAAAGATAGATTCGTTAGAGAAAACTTTGATGATGCTGAACCAACAATAAATGTTAAAGAATATGATTGGGACAATTCACAAAAATTAGGATCACAAAAACATCAATTTTTAATACCAGAAAATAAACAAACAGACACATTTCCAACAGCTAATAGAGAAACAAACACAGCTTATGACTCTTTAATATGGGAATGGAGAACATTATATCAACAAGATAGTGATGTTTTAAGAATAGAACAAGAATTAATGGACGAACACCGAGAACATGATGGTGTTCAAGAGTAGAGAATTATAAATACATAAATACATTATAATTAGGAGATAAAAACCATGGGACCTTGGAAACCAATTACAACTGAAGCAGCACTAGGTACAAATACAGGTGCAGCATCTAATATTGGGTCAAGCAGATATGTTAGACTGTTTAATACAGCAGCTGTAGGCACAGAACATTTAGTAACATTAGAACAATCTGGTGGTACTGATATAGGTACATTCACACTTGATGGTCAACAAGAAGCCATCATTCAGAAAGACCCTTCCGATAAATTATTCGCAGCAAACGCAGCTGTTATGGCTGTTGGTGTAGCAATCAACTCAAACTAATAAAATGAAAGATACAACAGTAGTCACGGACTTCAAAGACCTGAGAAAGGCAATCGAAGAAGTAACAAAAAAACAACCTGCTAAATCTAGATACAAACAGCAGGCTGAGAAAATGGGTTATACAAAAGACAAAGCTGTTGTAGCAGAACAAAAATTATCAGAAGCTTCAGCTTTAGATGGTATAAAAGATATCGTTAAAACTAAAGGTGCTAAGAAAGTCAATGGTGTAATGGTTGATATGTTTACTGCTAGTGTCATAACACAAGCATATGATAAAGTAAACGATGCTAATAAGAAGAAAATGGAAAAAGCTAATGTTCAGACATTAGTTAAACTAGCACAAAAAGTCATGGGTATGAAAGAAGAAACTAATCATGACCTCAATGAAGAAGTAGAAAATCTTCAAGAAGGCACATGGGCTATACCCGATTCATATAAGAAACTGTATAATCTACAAGTAGGTTTCTTACAGATGCCATCAAAACCAACTCCAAATAATGCCAAGAGAATGGCTAAAAATATATACAATATATTTGGTGATGATGGTTTCTTTGATGACTTACTAAGAGTAGAAAAAGGAATGGACGGTGCTGAAACAGACGATTTAAGAAATTTAATAGTTAAACATTTAGAACCTTGGGGTCTTAAATTTAAGAAAGGTGCTAAATATCAAATTACACATGCACCAGAGAAGTGGATAGACAATATGACAGCTAATCCAGCTGAGTCTGCTAAGAAAAGAAAATCAGGTAATCTTAAACCAAGAGGTCTTGGTAGGTCAATGAAAGTAAATCTAATGGCTGACAAATTAGATCCTGTCGGTAAAGCTGATGCTGATATCGACAATGACGGTGATGTAGATTCTTCTGATAAGTATCTCAAGAAAAGACGAGCAGCTATCTCTAAAGCTATGAAAGAAGATTCAGAGTTAGAGAAAAAACCAGCTTCAGAACTAACACCAAGAGAAAAAGACGAACTCAGAAGAAAGAAAATGAGAGATGCTGAGAGAGCTAGAAATGTCGCTGCTATGGATGCTGCTAAGAAAAAAGCACAATCAGATAAAGAACAAGAAAGAAGAAAGAAAGAACGAGAAAGAAACTTATCGATTGGAAAAAGTGGTGAAACATTCAGAGATAGACAAAAAAGATTAGGTAAATCTCAAACAGAACAATTACAATCAGCTAAAGAATCAGCACAGAGATCACCATTCAAATTAAAGTCTCAAGCATATCCAAAAGCATTAGGTATCGAGACAGAAGGTTTTGGTGTAAGACACGCTACTAGAGAAGATATAGTAGAAGCATGTGATTCTTTCGGTATGATTACTGATCAAGAATTACAAATAGAACAATTACAAAAAACACTAGGTAAAAATGGTTTCTTGACATATAATATATCAGAACTAAATGATGTATTTGATGAAAGAGAAACAGAAAGAATGATTTTAGCATTAGAGTCAGTTGTAGAAGATGAACCGTTGGATCCTATTGTTTACACTAGATCACAAATAGACGAAGCGTTAGAAACAGAATTAGAAATAGAATTTGTAAAACCTGATGGTATGAAAGCTGTAGGTCCAATTCTAAAAATGTGTGAAAACACCTATAATGTAAAAGATAAACACACGGGTAAGTCATTCACATTTAAATATGAAGATGAGGATGATATGAAAACATTCAGACAAATTACAGAAGCAAAATTTCCAAAGAAACTAGTTAGAATGGCTGGTGGTATAGCATTCGATAAAAGATATGTTGGTGGTAACTATACAGGTGCTGTCAAAGCTATCGAAAAGATCAAAAAAGGATTATCAGATGATCCAGAAGTAAAAAGAATGTTGAGATTAGCTAATGAAGCATTCAATAATGAGTTTTACAAAGCGTTATCTGAAAAAGAGAAAACAGAATATCAAAAATTCTTTCAATCAGTACTCAAAAAGTTCGGTGTAAAATCACCAGCTGAGTTATCAGGTGATAAAGAAAAAGAATTTTATAATTACATAGACAAAAACTGGTCTGGTAAAACTGAAACAGATGAATGGATTTCTCAAGATGGTGCTAGAAGACGAGTTAAAGAAGGTGATAAGAGAAAATCAAAAGACGAAGAACTTAATCCTTCAAAAACAAAAATAGATGGTAGAAGAACTAACTTTCGTGAGAAAATGAGAAAGTTGGGTTACATCAAGGCAAAATAGGGAGAATAATATGAGTTGGACAACACCTGGACAAGGTTATTTTATAACTGAAACATCACAACTTGAAAAGGATCTTAAAAAGTTGAAAAGAGATGATGAAATAGCACAGATGGATATTGTGTTTTCAGATGAAAAAGAAGCGAAAAGAATGCTTCCAATAGCTAAAAGTTTAACAAGAAGAGCTGGTGGAGGAAATACAGCTCGGTATTATAAGGACCCAAAATATGGTCCAATAATATCTATAGGGCATCAGAATGATGTAGAAGTAGCTGGTGAATTTATAGAAATGAATAAAGTAGCTATGGAAATTGCTAAAAAGACAAAAGATAAAAAAGCAAGAGCACAAGATGTTCAGTTAGATTGGGATGCTGATTACGCATCACCTTTTAGACCTGGGACTTGGGCGTATCCGGCAAAATAATGATTAATGAAGGTAGGAGAGCACCAGATTTGGGAATGCCTACACAAGCAGGTAATAATCTTCTATACAAATTAACCAGACAAGCTAAGTCTGAAAAAGAATTACTTAGCATGATTGATAAATTAGCACTCAAAATGGGTGGTAAATACAAAGATGCTAAGGATGAACTAATAACTAGAGCGGCTGTAGATGCTTTTAATAACCGAGGTAACAAAGGTGAACAAGGTACAGCTGATCGAAATGTTTTTGTTCAAATTAAAGGTGCTGCTGACCTAAGGGGAGGCAGTGAAATTAAATTAGATGATAAGAGTAAAGTGAAGATATCTAAAAAAGATGCTGAACGAATACTCAAAAACTTAGAAAGAGTCAAACCAGCTCAGCGTGGACAAGTACAAAAGGCCATGCAGAAGGATAAAAAGACCTTTCAAAAGTATGTAAAGATTCTAAATGTATAAATACATATAGAGTTAAATTTATTTAAACGAGGAAAATACAATGCCACTATGGGGAGCAACAGACGCAGACGAGTCAAAACCTAAACATTTGACTACTGCACAAAAGAAAGAAGTCTACGCTACAGATAAAGGTTGGACAGTTGAAGCAGGTTCTACAATGTCTGGTAATGGGAATACAAGTGCCACACCAGAAGTTTTAGTGGCCATTGGTTCATTGACAACATCTATCGGTTCAGCAGACATAACAGAAATCGAATGGATCACAACAGCTGCAGATAAATCTGATGGATTTACTTTATCAGTAAGAGCTAGATTTAACGAAGCAGTTGATGTTGATACAGGAAGTGGAACACCTTACTTAGCAGTAACTAACGGAAACGAAGGTTCTGGTACAGGTCGTGGACCACACAACTTAGCATACGCTTCAGGTACAGGTACTAATGAACTTGTATTCTCACTAGCGATAGCAGCAGATGATGCAGCTACAAATGCTGATGATGTATTAACAATCGGTGCTAATGCAATGAACTTGAACTCTGGTACTATTAAAGATGCTGGAACTTCAACAAATGCTACTATTACTAATAGTTCAGCTATTGGAACAGCAGCTGGTTCATTAACAGTTACAGCATAATTAGGATAATATAATGAAATCTTTTAGAACATTTGTAAAAGAAAGTAATGGGTCTGGAGGGATATCAACTGATATCCCAGCAGATTTTCATAGACTTGATCAAGAAGATGTAAAGACAAGAGTGAATGCGTGGTTAGAAGGTTGTTCTAATCAAGAATTTATGAGTGTTGAAGCAGCTTTAACTCAACTAGCAGGAAAAGTACAACAATTAGGACTTACATTCGAAACTAGACCAGAAATTTCAGGCAGTGAAGGTTCACTTACACTACCTGTTTCACAATTTGGAGAAAAAATGGATCCAGCTGAAACTCATGTTTTAGTACCAACTATACCAGAAGACTTGTCAATGAAAATTGATTACATGACAAGTGGTCATGGTAGTTTTAAGATCCAAGCTCAGTTGAACTAGTTTTTGTAAGTACTATATACTTACATGATGAATATATTTGAAGAACTCAACGAGGAGAACTTTACTCTTTTCGCGATAAGACACTATAACAATCCACAATGTACTTCTACAGAAGAATTCTATGAAGACATAAGACGATTTAGGTATCTAAAAAGACTTTTAAAAAGATATCTAAAGTCAGGTGAGTTGAGAGAAAGACTGATTCTGAATCATCTTATCGTGTTGAGTAATCTTTTTGGTGTAGATAACACAATTAGAATGTTAGAGTTCAAACTTGAAGATGAGTTTTGGCCGACACTAAAGACTTGCCTTTTGTACTTAGGATATATTGATGAGAAGTGGAAATTAGAAATTCCATTGGACGAAGAAGTAACAAAAAGAATGAGAGAGTTATAAATGTCAAGAGCAATAGATACAGTAATTGTTTTCAGAGTATTAAAATTATTAACCACTAAATTTGAAGATCACGAAGCGTATAAACTTGGTATCATTGACGAAAAAGGTAAGAGAAATAAGTCAGTAAAAATTGATACAAAAGAAAAGAAAGACGCTTACACTTATCTACATAGACTAGTATTCAATCTAAAGAAAATAATCGAACTATTACCAATGGGTAAGAATCGATTAGCATCATACGCTGCAGCCTTGTTTCTTATCAAAGAACATTGTAACATCAAAGGCACACAACTAGACAAAGAAGTTTTCAAGTATCTAAAAGAAGGTGATTATATACCTGAGGATCTTTTGGAAGAATTTGAACCAATAGATAAATTAGAGACTGAAAAAACATTTCATCTAAGAAGAAATATGATCATAGATGAAAATTACGATGCAGAAAGAGGTGATACATTAATCAATTCAGGTGCAAAGCCTGTTGGTAAAGTGTACGGAGTCAAACTCTTTCGAATGTATAACATTGACAAAAACAAAATGATGATCTGTTCAGGTCACGATTTGAGATAGACTAAAAGGAGTATATTATGGATATCAAAAATTTAACACTACCACAAACACCACATCCAACTGTAGACACTACTGAATACTTTCAAAATAGGAGAGTTATTCTATTTGGATTACCAGGTGCATTCACACCAACCTGTTCTACAAAACAATTACCAGGATATGAAGCAATGTGGGATATGTTTCAATCAAAAGGTATAGATGACATTATATGTGTCTCAGTAAATGATGCTTTCGTTATGGGTAAATGGTTTGCTGATCAAGATATAGCTAATGTAAAATGGATAGCTGATGGTTCAGGTATTCTAACAGAAAAATTAGGTATGTTAGTTCGTAAAGACAATTTGGGATTCGGAGCGAGAAGTTGGAGATACGCTGCTGTTATAAATAATGGTATAGTAGAACAAATGTTCGCTGAAGAAGGGAAATGTGATGATCATGGCGAAGATCCTTACGATATCTCATCTCCTGAAAATGTCTATGAGAAACTATAAAAAAGAATACGATAATTATCATTCTAAACCAGAGCAGAAATTGAGAAGAGCTGCTAGAAATGCAGCTCGAAGGTCAGTAAATGCTCCAAAAGGTAAAGATGTACATCACAAAGATAACAATCCGATGAACAATGACAAAAAGAATCTATCAGTCGTATCACAAAACTACAATAGAAAGGAACCTAGATTGAGAGAAAACAAAGACATCAAACAAGCACTCAAAAAAGTTAAAGGTTTGACTAAAAAACAAGTTCAAGTATTGTTAACATTACCTACACCTGTATTGACTACTATGGTTAATCAATTATCAACACTTGTAATGAGTGATGTACAAGACTTTATGAAGTCAGTAGAAGAAGATATGGGTACAGTTACAGGTCCTCACATAGCAGGTACAGGTGATGATTCATCTACTGTAGTAGTAAAGAAAAGAAAAAAGGTTTTGAAAAGAATAAAAGACACGATTGATTACAATAGAAAGGGTGGTCATAATGTCTAAGTTTTTAGACTTCTTAAAGAAATTAGGAGTCAGAATCAAAGACTTCTTTGTGTGGTTATATCTCAGATTTATGAGAGTATTTGAAGATCATAAATATCTTCATGTAACACATACTAAGTATGATACAGAAGGTCAAGTAGTTGATACTTTAGTAAAGAGTTTTACAGTAAGAAAGTTTTATAAGTGTACAGCAAAACATATAAAGTTTAAGACTTATGAAGGTACACTAGTAGAATTAAAAACAGCAACACCAATGGACTACATGACAGAGACAATAGTTGGTGAAGTAAAGCATTTTGACTAATGGCTGAGTGTCCAGAAGAATATTACGAGTGTCTCACCGAAGAAGAATGGGACGATATTGTAGATTTATTTAATGAAAATAATATTGAAGTACCATCTGAATTAGGTGATGTAGAAGCAGCGACTAACTTTGCATGGGAACTATTATTTTTATCTCCGTGGGAGTTAGCGTATATCTCTATTCCTATGGGTGTTTTAGCTTTTTATGGTTTATCAATTTACGCCATATTTAAATATATACAGAGGAAATTTTCATGATAGAAAAAATAATAGCAGAGAACTTAGGGATAGATCAAGGAATGATCAAAGATGAATCAAACTTTGTAAATGACTTGGGTGCTGACTCACTAAATATAGTAGAAGTAATTATGGGTATCGAAGAAGAATTTGATATCGAAATACCAGATGATGATGCTGAGACACTTCATACTGTAGGACAGTTAAAACAGTATATTGAGGACAATTCATAATGCAACAGTTTTTTATAGCAATAATAGCAATCCTGGGGATAGCTTGTTGGTGGTTATATTCAGAGAATCAGACATTGACAATGAATAACATGCAACTAGAAGTAGCAATCCAACAACAAGAAGAAGCTATAGCTGCTATTAAAGAGAGTTATGAGAAACAAGGTGCAGCCTTGAATCAACTAGCTTCTAAGAATGCTCAGATTGAAGCTGAGATGAACGGTTACTTGGATATATTCAGAAGACATAATCTGAATAAGTTAGCAATAGCTAAACCAGGTATGATTGAAACAAGGGCCAATGATCAAACAAAGGCCGTATTTGAGGCAATAGAAAATGATAGCAAAGAGCTTGACTCGCTGGACGATCCCAGCACTGATATCAACCCTAATAATTAGTGGTTGTTCTACATTCGGAACTAAACCTATAACGGTTAGTTCTAAACCTATTCAGATTGATATCATTCAACCAACTATGCCTAGAAATATTGATCTCAAAGAACCAGTATGGCATGTAGTATCTACAGCTAAAATAACTAATCCTTGTGTCAAAGATGAAGAAGGTAAAAGACCTAAGATGGATCATCCTGATGGTTTACTAAAAGAGAATGGTAAACCTGTAAGAGTATGTAAACTTGGTAAAGAGAATCCTGATTGGCCAGACGGATACACATATCTAGATAGATTTTTAGATGATGTCAAGAAGAAGAACAACGGTGATGTTGTATTCTTTGCTATATCAGTAGAAGATTATGAACTCATGGCATACAACATGCAAGAACTTAGAAGATACATTCGAGAAGTTCAAGAAGTTGTTGTCTATTATCGAAATGTCACAATCAATGACGAACCTGCAGTCGGTGCAGAAGTTAAACTAAAAGACTAGAATTACAAGCTTGACAAAACAGAGTATGCTAGTATAATAGTAGTATACATTATGTTTTGGGTCGATAAGAAATATTTACGATTAGTTAGTTCTCGCTTTCGCAACAGTAAGTGGAAGAATGAAGAACTATTAAATCATTCGTGTCCGTATTGTGGTGATTCTGAAAAGAACCTACATAAGGCACGAGGATATCATTTTAAACTCAAAGAGACATTTATCTATAAATGTCATAATTGTGGTGAGTCAAAGTCATTTGGTAAGTTTTTAAAAGAACAAGATCCTTCACTATGGAAACAATATGCTGTAGAGAAGTTCTATAAGAAAGAACCGACATTCACACCGATCAAAGTACCGAAATCAACAAAAGTTTTCAAAGATGATCCGTTAAAGAAAGTCGGTTGTATACCAGCAGTTGAAGCACCTCGAGCAAGAGATTATCTCAGACATAGACAAATTCCCAAGCACAAGTGGGACGAATTGTACTATGTTGAAAATAGCCAATCTCTAAGTTCCTTGGATTATAAGTATAAAGATAGAGTGTTTGGAAATGATCCAAGACTAGTTTTACCTTTCTATTCGAGACAAGGAAAACTTGTTGGTGTTTCAGGCAGGGCTCTTAACAGTAACAAACTAAGATATCTAACACTTAAATTTGATGATCAAGAATCTCTCATCTACGGCTTACGAAATGTCGATTATAATAAAAGAGTTTATGTTACTGAAGGACCCATTGACAGTCTGTTTCTACCAAATGCTATCGCAGTTGCAGGTAGTGATTTCTCAAAACTAAAATCAATAGTCCCGACAGAACAAGCTGTCGTGGTCTTTGATAATGAACGAAGAAATAGTGAACTAGTCAAGAAAATGGATCAGATCATTGAAGATGGATTTACAATTTGTCTATGGCCAAAGAACATAGTACAAAAAGATATCAACGACATGGTTCTGAATGGACTCTCAGCGAAGATTGTAGAAGATACAATTAATAACAATAAATTTTCAGGTCTATCTGCAAAGATGGCCTTGAGTGACTGGAGTAAAGTTAGTGGGTGAGAACGAAACAAAGATAGTAAAGAGAAATGGTGAGTCAGAACCAATCGATTTACAAAAAGTTCATAGAATGGTTGAAGCAGCTTGTAAAGATGTAGCAGGTGTTTCAGAGTCTTCTGTAGAAATGAACTCAGGATTACAATTTTATGATGGTATAACATCAACAGAGATACAGAGTATTCTAATAAAGAGTGCTGCTGATCTTATATCATTAGATAGTCCAAACTATCAATATGTGGCTGCGAGACTGTTGTTGTTTCAAGTAAGAAAAAGTGTATTCAACACTAAATGGAAAGATTCTAAGATTTATCCACCATTGAAGGATATCGTCACACGAAACATTAATTATAATGTGTATGATGATAAGTTACTAACCTATTATAGTGACGAGGAGTGGGATAAATTAGACAGTTATATGAAACACGACAGAGATTTGTTGTTTACATATGCTGGTTTAAGACAGATAGTTGACAAATATCTAGTTCAAGACAGAAGTTCTGGACAGTTATTTGAGTCACCACAATATATGTATATGTTGATAGCTGCTGTCTTATTCAAGAACTATCCGATGGAAAAGAGGTTATCGTATGTCAAAAGATACTACGACGCCATATCAACATTCAAAATCAACATTCCTACACCTATTATGGCTGGTATTAGGACTCCTTTACGACAGTTTGCTAGTTGTGTATTGGTTGATTCTGATGATACTCTGGACAGTATTTTTAGTTCTGATATGGCTATTGGTCGTTATGTTGCTCAGCGTGCGGGAATTGGTATTAATGCTGGTAGAATTCGAGGATTGGGTTCTAAGATACGAGGTGGTGAGGTCCAACATACAGGAGTCATACCGTTTCTTAAAAAGTTTGAATCGACAGTTCGTTGTTGTACTCAAAACGGCGTTCGTGGAGGGTCGGCGACGGTTCATTTCCCGATATGGCATCAAGAGATTGAAGACATTATTGTACTCAAAAACAACAAAGGTACAGAAGACAACAGAGTCAGAAAACTAGACTATTCGATACAGATATCGAAATTGTTTTATGAAAGATTCTTGAAAAACGAAGAAATATCTTTGTTCAGTCCTCATGAAGTACCTGGTTTATATGATGCTTTTGGTACAGACAAATTTGATGAACTCTATGAACAATACGAAAGAGCATATTCAGTACCCAAAACTAAAATAAGTGCTCAGACATTGTTCATGGAGTTACTCAAAGAGAGAGCAGAGACAGGTCGTATATACATCATGAATATTGATCATTGTAACAGTCATTCATCTTTTAATGTAGATGAAGATTGTGGTAAAATCAATATGTCAAATTTATGTCAAGAGATTACATTACCGACAGAACCACTACAAAGTCCTAATGACTCTAATGGTGAGATAGCGTTGTGTATTCTATCTGCACTCAATGTTGGTCAGTTAACAAGTGATTTGAAAGAATTACCAGAGTTATGTGAACTAGCAGTGAGAGCTCTAGATGAAGTAATCGATTATCAGAAGTATCCAGTACTAGCAGCTGAACATTCAACAGTAAACAGAAGAAGTTTGGGTATTGGTTATATTGGTCTAGCACATTTTCTTGCAAAGAATAAAGTCAAGTATGATGATGAAGGTGCTCATGAACTAGTACATAGACTATCTGAACACTTTCAATTCAATCTTATCAAAGCATCAGTAGAACTAGCTAAAGAGAAAGGTCCATGTGGTTATATCAGTCAAACAAAATATCATCAAGGATTACTACCAATAGATCACTACAAGAAAGATGTAGATGATATCGTATCAACACCTTTAGAGTGTGATTGGGAGTCATTAAGAGAAGAAGTCATTAAGTATGGTCTAAGAAACTCTACATTGTCAGCACAAATGCCAAGTGAGAGTTCTTCTGTAGTATCAAATGAGACAAATGGTATAGAACCACCTAGAGACTATCTTAGTATCAAGAAATCTAAGAAAGGACCTTTGAAACAGATAGTACCTGGATACCCACATTTAAAGAATTTTTATACATTGTTATGGGAACAACCTAATAACGATGGTTATATCAAAATAGTAGCAATCATGCAAAAGTTTTTTGATCAAGCTATATCAGGTAATTGGAGTTATAATCCAGAAAACTATGATAATAACGAAGTACCATTATCTGAAATGGCAAAAGATATGTTGAATACATACAAGTATGGGTGGAAAACATCTTATTATCAGAATACATACGATAGTAAAACAGATGAAGATATAGAAGCTGATACAGAGAAAGAAGTAGTTGACATAGTAGCGAATGACAGTTATGAAGATTTTGAACAAGATGAAGAAGATTGTGAGGCATGTGCAATATGAGTATATTCAATAGAAAGAAAGTAAACACATTAAAAGCACCTATGTTCTTTGGTGAGGAACTTAACACGCAAAGATATGATGAATTCAAATACCCGATATTTGACAAACTAACACAAACACAATTAGGTTACTTCTGGAGACCCGAAGAAGTCTCATTACAGAAAGATCGAAATGATTATCAATCACTAGACGAAGGACAAAAACACATCTTTACAGCAAATCTCAAGTATCAAACACTACTTGATTCTGTACAAGGTCGTGGTCCTGCTTTAGCCCTACTGCCGTACTGTTCTATTCCAGAACTTGAGGGTTGTATATTAGCTTGGGACTTTATGGAGTCTATACATAGTCGATCATACACTTATATTGTTAAGAACTTATATCCAAATCCAACAGAAGTCTTTGATACGATACTTGACACGAAAGAGATTGTATCTAGAGCTGAGTCGGTAACAAAAGGATATGATGATTTCATAGAATACGCTATGAGATGGAAACTTGGACAAGTAAATGATGTCAGAGAACTCAAAAGACGATTCTATTTGATGATGATATCAATCAATATACTAGAAGGTATAAGATTCTATGTATCATTTGCTTGTACATTTGGATTTGGTGAATTAAGACTCATGGAAGGGTCTGCAAAGATCATTTCTTTGATAGCAAGAGATGAATCACAACATCTAGCTATATCACAACATATCATTAAGAACTATAAGAAGTTTGAAAATGATAAAGAAATGTTGTCAGTCATGAAAGAATGTGAAGAAGAAGTCTATGATATGTATCGACAAGCAGTCGAAGAAGAAAAAGCATGGGCGAAATACTTGTTTAAAGATGGATCTATGATCGGTCTTTCTGAAACTCTACTCGGTAATTATGTAGAATATATCTGTAATAAGAGATTACGAGGTATTGGACTTGATCCTATATATGATATATCAAGTAGAAATAACCCTTTGCCATGGACTAAGCACTGGTTATCGTCTAGAGGACAACAAAACGCTCCTCAGGAGACGGAAATTGAGTCTTACATCATTGGTGGGATCAAACAAGACATAGAAGAAAACACATTTGGAGACTTTAAATTATGAAACTAGACGATATAGTCGAAAAAGTACACCCAATGAAACACATATTTGTAGCGTCAATAGTACAAGTCATTATGTTGATTCTTATGGGTGTATCTATGTTAACGATAGGATACTTTTTTAAATGAAAATAGAGATATACAGTAAACCAGCTTGTCCTTTTTGTGATAAAGCTTTGTTTTTAGCACAACAAGTAGTACAAGAATCAAGTCATACTTACAACAAGTATATGTTGAACGAAGACTTCACTAGAGAAGAACTCTTTGAGAAGTTTCCAACAGCTAGAACATTTCCACAGATCACTATAGACGGAGAGTCTATCGGTGGTTATACAGAATTCGAAGCGTTTTTAAGAGAGAATAAATACTAATGGAAGACCTTGAACATCATGACGAGAATTGTATCGAGTTATTTTGTGATGAATGTGGTGCAGATTTTACGATAGAACACGAAATGGGATTACAGTACATACCACACTACTGTACCTTTTGTGGGTCTGAAATCTATCGTGAAGAGGAGAATATAGATTATGATAAAGAAGATACAGAACTTATACACTAAAGCTAGATCAAAACCAGTC